TACTTTGCTGTGAGAGAAAATCATAATATCGCCAGCCTTTGCCTTGTTGATCCCCCACGCAATGTCGTCTGCGTCAAAGGTTTCATAACGAAAGTCGTTGGTCTGCACCTGTTCCAGAAACATCAAACATCGCGCAATCTTCGGGTAGGGCATCGGGTTTGTTGCCACGTGAACGCACCACAGGCAAAAAGCAAGACACCACGAAAGATTGTGCGGAAGTCCGAGATAATCAAGCATCCGGTCGATTGCGGGATGGTCGTTATGCCCTGTCATCTCTCTGACGTACAGAAGGCTTTTGGCGACTTCCAGCGTGGTCATTTTGCGATAACCAGAGCGGTACCAATGATGATAGCGCAGGCAATGGCAATCATGCCGTAATCCGTTTTTCGAGCCTCTGCGGTGACAGAGTACGTCCACCCTCCGAGGAAACGCAAACCGAGCGCCCACGACGCAAAGAAGACCGCCACCTTGAGCAGTGTACGTCCCGTCAGTTCAAGGGGGGCTATGCTGATTTCTGGAATGTCGTAGACCAGTAAGGCGAGGCCGAGCGCGACAATAACGGGAAAGATGATCGCCAGTTTGTTGTGGTTCAATTTCTCTTTCATCTCTTCACCTTTCGTGGGAATTGGTAGCCGAGGCAGATTTTACACGGCTTTAGGGCATTCGTGTCGGGCGCAGAAGAGGGCTCCCTTTCCTTTGGCGGGGCAGGTTCCGGTTGCGCTATACTGGCAGGCTTTTTCTCCATGCTCTCCACAAGTCCCATGCTGTGAGTTCGTGATCTTTTTTTGTGCCGAAGTTAAGGACGCCATGACAGGATCTCCCCACCTGCTCGAAGCAGATAAGGCGGCGCGGGTCGTCTTCCGGTGTTCCCAAAGCCAACCCTCTCGCCGCTTGCCAATCGTACTTGCTGCCGATGGTCTGTTGTGCCTGTGCGCTGATTCGTTCACGCTGCTCGGCGGTAAGGTGGTCGAACGATAGTACTTTTTGCCAGCAGAGCGGATATTTCCTGTCCCGGTGCCAGATGACTTCATTCTTGAGGGCGCTGGCTTCAACTATCGTGTCGTACTCCATGAGGACACCGGCGTGCGCAAAAGGCGACCAGAGACGCAACTGGATAGCCATGTAACCGGCCTTGAATCCTCCCCGCAAAAGTATCCCCTTGGCTTGCATGTTCCCTCCTACAGTTCGACTAACCCTTGCAAATAAAGATGGTACACGGTGTAAGGCTTTTCTCCGAAAGAAGAGAAATCACAGAGGGCGAGAACATCGTCGGCGACTCCGGCCTGCACCTGAGCCTTGCGCATTTCTGCTTCCAGATAGATCGACTTCCCCCAATTAATCACCGCCACAATCATCGGGTGCGGAGTGGCGCTTTTATAGTTGGCGTACATTTGATCTTGCAGTGCGGCGTTGGCTTGGCTCTCCACGGCTTCCCGGGCCGCATTGGAAATGGCGGCAATCAGACGTTTCTTTCCGGCTGCAATTTCTTCGGCGGTCGGGACGTGGGGAGGGGCAACGACTTGCACAAATCCCCGGCGCCCCATAAATTCCCACGTTGGGTTGCTCCACACCTTGCCATCTTCGTCCGTCCAGTTGGGGCAGGGGAAGTCTATCGGTTCTTCGGTTCCGCGCTGAATCATGACCACACTCCCTCATTGATCGGTTTTCCAAGTGATGACGCCAAAGTTGCAATCAGAGATTTATTCCCAGATGTGAATGCTTGGTATCCGGTGTTTATTGTATAAGTTCTATTCGTACCTATGAAAAATGACATCCCTGTGTAATGGGCTACTGCACCTATATCTGCGTCAGTTGTTTGTAATGACCCGCTGCGCTTCATGTAGATTTTATTTGTATCGAAGTCAATCACTATAAGGTGTATAAAATTTGCTGCACTGTTAGTATCAAACCAGCTTGCAGTTAATCCACCATTAACAGCAGAGTATCCTTGTACGATTTGCGCCCCACCAGCACTATAGGAAGTCGATCCGAAATAAAATAAGTTGGTAGTAAGGGCATTGCTTATCCCTGTTATAGTGTAGTTCCCACCGTCTCCAACAGTATCGCACCAATATTCAAATGCCCAGACTCCAGAGACTTTGTCGGTGTCAAGATATGCTGCTACCCAGTTAGGGGTTGATGCACTTCCAATGGAATAGTTGCTGTTGCTCAACGTTAAAGATGAATGCTTGCGCGACGGTGAGAACTTGGCATAAGTCTTGGGCGCATCGCCACCAGCCATCATCAACTTGCGCGCCAGCATTAGTAATTCCCCGCCGAGTTGATCATGAGCGTCGTCCCGTTATCCCATGTGCTGATGACAATAATATTGGTTCGGCTGGCAACCAGAGTTGGCGCGGTGACGTTTGCCCCCTTGTTGGTGTAGCTGATCGTGGGGATATTGGTGCCGACGACAATGGCGACCTCGATACTGTGAAAGACAGAGCCACTAGGAACGTGAGATAATGCAATGGTAAAATCCATTCCCGCGCCGGTATCTGGGGCTATTATTTTAAATGCATTACCTGCGTCACAGTCAAGTGTTGCTGTCGCTCCATCGGCGGGTGGCAGGTCGGTGCGCGTGTCTTTCTGGCCATTGATGACACCACCGGCTACGGCTGCAAACGGCCCTGATGCCTCCCAGACGTCCGTGGAAGTGTTGTAGGTGAGAGACTTTCCCCCTGTCGGCTCAGAGGAAATCGCCACGTCGATCAAGTCGGCAAGGGCCATAACTCCCGGCTGTAAAATCCAGGTCGTGCCGTTGCTCTGATATATCCCCGATGATTTTTTATTGAAGGTGAGCCATGAGCCGGTGGTCGTCTTGACGCGGTAAATTTTGTCCGTGTAGCTCGATGCCGTGGGGAGATCGGCGAAAGTATTGACCAAGGGGATACCGCCACCAGCGTATAACTCCCCCAACATCGTATTGAAATGGGTCAGGGATTGAGGCCCTGTTTCTGATCCGTCAAAAACGTGCTGTCCCATATGTTAACTCCAAAAGGCGGTAGCGCCCCAAAAATCTGACCGACTCCAAAAAGAGATAGGCGGTTCAGGACTTGCTCCCGTGCTGCGACCGTGGCCGAGAGATAGCAACATGCGTAGGCCGAATGCCATTTTTATGCTCCTATGCCGTGATCGCTCCGAAAGTCTTGAACGTTGCAATGGTGTTCGCTCTGTATCGCCATGTTGCGGAGCCATCGGTCACAAGCGAACCGAGAAGGGTCGGTGCCGGTTCGGTCGACGCATGTGACGTCCCTTGTGCTACACATTCCAACACTTTATTTCCACTCGTTTTGCGCCAAACCCCCATGGTGTACAAAGTATTTGCGGCCCACGTTCCTCCGACTGCACCACCCGTTACAGTTGGTACTTTCCCAATAAAACCAGCGGCGGCAGGGTCAGAATGATAAACAATATCCTGCCCAATGACATAGACGCCACTGGTCGGGTCGCTGGCTGACGGGCTGCGATAGACTCTAGGGGTGATATTGACGTTATCGGGAGACGGACTCATACGGTAAAAGTCAGCCGCTTTCGACGTCCTCACGACATTCGGCCCAATATCGACATTGGTAAATATGGATGCGTTCAGCTTGTCCATTTCGATGCCATAAAGAGCCGTAGGGCTGTTGACGATATTGTCCTTGCAGACCACATAAGACACCGTAGCCGTCCCGTCTGACTGTATTTTTATCCCTGCCGTGGTGAAATCAATGGCCTTATTACGCATGATCTGGAAATCGTAAATCGCGTTTGCTGAGAAATAACCAAATATAGCCGTATTGAATGCCCCGATAATTTGATTATCGTTCATGGAGAAAGACGTGAGGCTACCACTCCCTACCCCAGAAGATGCCAAGTCGATTCCATACAAAGATGCAACGGGCGTATAGCTTCCCGCTGCCAAGGTGATTATGTTTCCACACAACTTTACCCCGGTCCCGCCGAAGATCATCATCCCTGATGCCGAGCTGGTCCGGGTGTTGTCGGGCAGAATTTCGATGTTGTTATTGGAGATATCGTGATTCGTTGGGTTGTACTTCGCGGCAACACCCCACTTCAAAACCTCAGTCATGGTATTGTTGACAATTTTTGTATTATTCCCTCCTGCTATTCCAGCTTCCGCTGGCCCAACAATGATGCCGACACCCACGTTTCGGATGATGTTGTGAGAAACAATGCTATTCATCATATGTTCTTCAATGGCGGTAACATCGATGCCTATAGTCGAAAAGCTGGCGTCGTTCTCAAAAGTATTTCCGATAATCTTGCTATCCCGCCAAACCGCATATGTGACGCTATGGTCGTTCTGAATACTGTTCCCGGCTATCGCTCCCCCAAAGTTTCTGAATACGGAATTAGTGAGTGATACGCGAAGAGACGGACCACCCGCCCCCCAACCTCCACTAATAACATTTCGACCAGAAGAGTTCAGGAAAGTTACGCGGTCAATGGTGATGTCATCCCCTGCGCCCCACGAAAGAGGCGTCATCGGGGAACTGGCCTGCCACGCCAGATTATTTGCACCGTTGGCGTCGATGGTGATATTTTTGATGCTCCAATTACTTGCGGAGACGCTTGCTGTGAGCATATTCCAACTGCTCATGCTTCGCCCTGCGCCAGTATTTCGCAGACCTGACATCACTTTTAGAGTTCCGGTCCCGTCCATTCTCCAGTTGTTTAACCCTGTGAAATTGACGAGGCGAGCTGTTCCGCTTGGCGTGGTTGATCCAAGATAAAAAGTCCCAACAATCCAGACAATACCCCCCACGGCAGAGGCGGCAGCGATTGCGGCTAGAAGAGCTGCGCTGTTGGCGGTGGCGGTCGTTACGTTGTCGGTGCTGTCGTCGCCGGGGTCTGGAGTCCCTCCGTATGTCTGAGGCATGAAAACAGACCAAGACCGATTAGCTATAGATGCAATTACATCCGATTCGGTCATAAACTTATTTGCTGCGCTCGGGGATTCTGATGCTTGCAGAGCGGCCTTTTCGTCCGTGGTCGGAATGTCTGCAAATCCAGCGTCATCTGGGTCGAACAATATAACCGTGCGTCTCTTCTCGGAGATCGTCGGATGCTTGGCAGAGACGACATACGCCCCGTTCGCCAGAGTAAAAGAAAACTCGCCATTCGCTCCGGTAATAATCGGGTTGGCCGGCAAAGTCGCCTTTGTCGTTCCGTCAGCAAGGTAGACCGTCACCTCTGCGCCGATAAGGGCATTGCCTGATTTGTCGGTTATATTGTCGGTATACGTTTGCATGTATCTAGTCTCCGGCTATCGGGTGAAGGTCGGTAATCCTGTGGTGTAAATGAGGGTCAACGGCGCGTCTGGCTTCACATGCGGCAATATGAGCCTCAAGTTTCGAGTTGACGGCCATGCGTTCCTCTTTTTCACTGCTCAGCGCGTCAAGGATACGATTTAAGACTTCCTTGATCGTCTCAAAGCCCTTATTCAAGAGCCAAGCGATAACGGCGAGGCCTAGGACGATTAATGCACTCATCCAAGCATATGCAAAGCTCTCAATCGAATCCGGCATCGACGCCCCCTTCTAGCACTTCTTGCCGGTTTTATGACTCGGCATCATCGGCATCTTCCCGCCTTTTTTCGGGGCTTCTTTCATGTCTTTTCCGGCTTTGGTCGGGCGCTTCATCATGGCTGTTTCTCCTGTTAAGGTTGAATTTGCGATTCGCCTTCTATCCGTCCAGATTGGAACTCGGCTTGTCGTGCAGGTTGGCTGAATACTACGTTAGCGGCTTTCCGCCACTGAGAAATCGGGAGTTTCGTCCCTGTCTTTTGGTGGTAAAGCATGATGGCAAGGCGTGATTTTATACTCGGAATGTCGATAAGGCTGGATAAAATACCCGCCCCCTTTGACACGTCAGCGGTTCCACCTAACGCAACCTTCATCCCCAAGCCTACTAAGTCCCTGTTGCCGATGCGCCCAGTTGCCTTAGCGAGTTCATTTTCAAGGGTCAGAAGGTCGGATGAACTGCGATTGACGGCTTTCAGATCGGGGAAGACGGATTCTAGTTGCACCCGTAATCCTCGACCTAATGCTTTGTTGGCCGCGACAGCAAAACGGCTGCGGTCGTCTGTTCCGAATTTGGACATATCCTGCAACGTTTCTTTAAGAGCTTGCGCGTTGGCTACGGGGATTTCTGCGCCGTAATTTTCAATATTGGATCGGGCTTCTTGCAATACTTGTGCAAATTCAGGGTTGAATTGTTCGACAAGGGAAGCACGCTTTTCCAGAGGTTCAAGCATCCTTGTAACCGATGCCGTTTCAACAGTCTTTCCCTCTGATGTCCCTTCTTGGATGAACTTGTTGACTTTGGCCTTGTTGTCTCTTACTTGCTCCCAAAGGCGGGTATAACTTTCCTCGTTCGGCAACATGCGCTCTTGCAATCCGGTCTGTATGGCTCTGCGGCGGTCAATTGGAGATAGCACGTTCGGGTTATTGCTGAATTTCATCGCCGATTCGTAAAGGCCTTCGGGGGAGAGTGCGCCCTTGATAAAATCAGGAACGGCTTTAACCACTCCGGCCTTGGAAAAAGACGCGCCCTTCATGGCGGCGTTAATCGGGTCGATGGATTGTCCTGCGACCTTGAGGACCTCTCCTATTTTACCGGCGTAACTGGGAGCCTTTGCTGCCAATGAGCCACCGCCAGTCAAGAGGGCGGAAACGTCCATCGCAGCGCCGGCAGGATCACTTGCAATGGTTTTCTTGATGTTCTCCACTCCGCCATAGCGGTTTTTAAAAAAGTCACCCACCCCCCGCGCTATGCCCTCGTTCCCATTTTCGCCGGGGATGATTAAGTCAGCGGCGCTCCCTGCCAAATTGTAAAGGCTTTTAGCGGTGTCGATAGGGTGGGCTATGGCATTCGCCGTATCTTTGATAACTCGGCCCGTTGAGGGGAGAAGGTTTGTCACCGCGCCGATAACAACGTCTCCAGCTGATAACGGTTGTTCGGGGGGGGAAGTTTGCGACTTGTCAGGAGTAGCCGGAGCGTCAAGAGTGATAAGTCCGCGTTTCACTGCCTCATCAAACAAAGCACGCTTGCTTTCCGGCAATATCCCGCGCCGGTTGGCTTCCTTCAAGAGTTCAATTTGATCGGCCATTATTGGCCCCCAAGTTGTTTCAACAATTCGGCGTCGGTGAGGGTGGAGACGTGGGATTGGTCTTTCACTTTTCCCCTGTTCTTCATGGCGTCCCGCGTCTCTTGAAGTTGGTCATTGACGGACTTCATACGCAACTTACCGGCTGCGCTTGTCTCCTGCAATAGTTGGAGCATATCGTTAATCGAAAGGTTCTTGTCGTGGATTTTCGCCCACTTCTCTTGAGCGCCTACGGACAGTTCAGATACGCTCCCCGCTGCCCCTGTGGCAAGTTTTCCAATTTCGCTCTCTATCTCGGCAAGGTACATATCATATTTAGCCTGTTGCGGAGATCCGACAATCCGACCTCTCACAGCGCGTAAAGGCATGTTCAACAAACGAGTGTCGAAAGTAGAGATTTTTTTTGACAACTCCCCGACTTTGGCAATTTGAGAATCCATATTCTTGACAAAAGAACCCATCGATCCGAGTTGCTTCTGTTGCTGGACGATAGAGGCATTCAGCGCCTTGGTATCAGTTTTAAACGCTTCTCCGGCGATAATAGCCTGTTCACCTGTCACTCCCTGTTTCCTGTTCCACTCGGCATAGTCGCGGGTGAACTGCTGACGGGCTTTCGATGATGCTCCCCCTGCTCCGAGGTCGGGCTTTTGGCCGGTCGCTTTAAGGTTTTCAAACCACCAGACCTTTTCTTCCGGCGTCCATTGTGAGTAATCGTTTGCGGTCCCTCCGGCTGACGCCCCTACTCCGGGGCTAAATTTAGACATTGGGGCGCCTACATTTTTCCACCCTTCTGGCGTTCTTTCCTGCTTCTGTATCATGTTCCCCGCAAGCGGAAAATCGCGTTCTTCATACTTGGCCGGTGTTTGAACAAATCCTTCTGCTACCTTAACACTCCCGTTTTCATCGTTCTTTATATAGGGAATGCCGCCATAGTTTTCAATTTGATCTTTCGGCTTGAGAAATGACTCTAGCGATACCCCCGCTTTATCAATCAAGTCAGGCCGGATACCCTGGTCCTGCCCATAGGCCAGCAAGTCCTGCCGCGCTTCGGTACGTCCCGGTAAACGGCCTTCTTGTCCCGGTATCTTTGACGGACCGTAGAGTGGTGCGGCATTGGTCATAAACCTCTGCAAACCTTCCTGCTCCTGTTGCGCTTTGTTGGCGCGGTCGAACTCGCTCATTGCTATGAGAGATGGAGCAGAGACGCCTTCGGGAAGGTTCGGATTGCGCTGACGGATGAAGTCTGAAAGGGCTTTGTCCTCTTGTTGCTTCTTTAACTGCTCTTCCTGTAGCCGTTGTGCGTTCATCACGTTCGCATAGCGGGGATCGGCAACGAGGGCAAATTGATTAAGGAGGTTGAGACGGTCAGTTTGTGCCATTAGAACCACCCTCCTATGGTTGCGCCGGGGATGACGCCAGCCGGACCGCCAAGCATGAAACCAGCGCCCGCCCCTAATGCCGTTCCCCACTTGTTCTGTTCGGGGTTAGTCGTGGTGGTCGTATTTCCCGCAGTCCCGTTGTAAAGGTTGCGCATGAAGTCATACGGCGCCCACTGAGACTGATACACCTGGTTGGCGTTGTTGGCGTCAAATCCGGTACGGCGTGCGGCTTCGTTGGTGTCGAATCCGGTCCGTCTAAGCGCTTCGTTGGCGTTGTAGGAATTCAGACCTTGCAGCTCATTCGCTTGCAGTCCGTAACGCTGTGTGGCGGCGTCTGCGCCTGCTGCGGCATACTGTGGGGCGAATGTGTCGGTTACGTCTCCCTGTGCCTGTGTCGCCACGCCAGAGGACCAGATACCGCGCTTGCTCAAGTCTTCGTCGGTTCGGGTGCGCTGTAAGTCTTCGTAGCGTTTGATCGGCGCCCACCGTGAATCAACGATGCTCTTTTCGAGGGCGGCGTAGTCTCCACTGGATAGCGTTTTGGCTTCGGGTGCTGCGGTGTAGGTGCCGGCTGTATAGGTTGAAGGGGTGTAGGTCGGCATATTGATTTGAGGCGTACCGCTTCCGGGGTCGGTGACGTACTCTTTTCCGTAGATATTGATAGTCTTCTTCGGTCGGTACTCTTCGCCGGTCAGACCTTGATTAATCGTGCCAATGCCAAAGTTAAAAGCGTCGTTGCGCTGTTTCCCGGTCAATGGAGCCGAAGTGCTGCCGCCTGATTTCCCACCGCTCATGCTTTTAACTCCTTCCACGAACAAAGTCTGCTTGCTCTATGGGGTTGATGCCAATATGCCTTAATTGTGAATAATTCGCAAGACTTTCTAATTCTTCGGATCATTTCTCTTGCATCATTCTTAACGCCTCTGGATATGACTTCCGCCACATAAAGAAGATTTCCGCAATCAATGGAGCGGGGAATTTCTCTGGTAGCATGGAAATCGTCTAAAGCCTCTTGATTCATCCACCACCAGCAAGCAAAGTATCTGATTCCCTGCCGGTCGATCTTGATAACGAACTGACTTGACCCGAGCGCCGAAAGGATAACCCATTGCAAGTAGCCTTTATCCATATCGGGGTATGGGCCGCCCTGCTCGACGGAAAAGTCAATAATTCGGGTGCAAAGTTTATCGGCCTGTTCAAAGTCCATACTCTGCCGACACGTTTGTTGATGTAATCGTCCCTGTGTTGTCAACGGCAAGCCTGAAAACCTTTGTGCCGTCCGGCGTTCTAACGTTGATGCCAGCATCAAGCAAAGGACGTTTTGCCCATTGGACGATTTCTGATATTTGTCTATCGAGAAGATCAGGGAATGTGCCAAGTTTCTTCATTTAATTCTCGTACCAGATAACAATTTTCCCACGGTTCCCAGTTCCTGAGTAGTCGGAACTGTCGAAATATCCGCCACCCACTCGCGACATTTGTATGTCTACCGCGCCCCAAGCGAAAGACCCTTGGTTGTTCGCAGTTAAAGGAGTATGAGTCAACCCATCGTCACTATCAATTGTGACCGAGACGGCTTGTATTTTTGACCCGTCCAGACCATGATTAACAGCGCATGTTCCGTCCTCATACATTATCCACTGCCAATCGCTGATGACCTTTGTGAGCAGCGGAGTGTTGGGCAGGGAACTTTGACCAGATGAGTACGGTTTGTGGTGCCCATGCTCAATACTGGTTAGTGGATTCGTTAAAACATCGTCTAGAATAGTGATGGTCGTGATCCCACCGCTATAAGATGATGTAACCACCTCGCTGTAAACCGTGGATGCCGCCAGACCGATTTTAAGACGTCTCCCCGTCAAATAAATGTCGGTATGATTTCCGCCTGAACAGGTAAATTGTGTGGAGGAAACGTAAGTCGTCGTCAGTGCAGGGTTAATCCATTCTCCGCCAGCCGTTACCCCTGTGCGGGGTGTCCCATCATCATTCAAGGCAACGTCAAGGCGCGTGTCAAGATTCGCCTTCGTACCTGATGCGTTGTTGAGTGCGTCAATGACTTCCCCTACCTTGGAATAGAGTCGGTCAAAGTTCTCATTCACTTCAGTCCCGTCAGCGGTGCTACCTGGACCATTAACAAAAGTAAACGCCTTTGTCGGCTTGACGATTCCCATCAGCTCTTTCTCCCTGCCACGTTGTAGCGGCTTTCATATCCTCTAAAGCGTATGCGCTGATTCGTGCGGATTTCAAAACTTACATACTCACCTCTGACACCGTGCATCCAGTAGGGTGTTTCAATGCTATTTGTTCCGGTGCCCCATGCCGCAGATCCCCAATCTTCTTCCCCCCATTCTAGATAGTCAGGGAGTGAGCCGGTAAAAGTGTCTTGCCCTTTGACTGAGGCATAATCCACGTCATAGCGAAGGAAAATCTCATAATCGCCAGAGTCGAGAATATCGACCTTCGGCCAGAAGACGCGCCACTCTTTGTCAAGTCCGGTGCCGTGGTCGCTGTAGGGGAGTTTGATATAAGTCTCAATCGATGTGCCGCTGTCATCGGTCCCGCTGAGCATGTAAACGTGCCCATCCGTACCACCCATCAACAGCCGCCCGTCATCACCGACAGAATCATCCATGGCAAAGCAGGTTGCAGCCAAGCCCTTCCATGTGGTGATAGCGTTGCGCTTGCCATCAATCACTACCGTCTCTCCGGTCGGGAGGTGGTAAAGGGCGCGGCGGTCCCTTGACTGGTAAGCCGAAAACACGGCTTGCTTCTGGGCAAAGGTGAGATTTGTCAATAACGGCGTGTGCGTTTCGGGGAAGGGTGTTACAGCCGACAGACCCGCCAAATACCAGTTATCCGCACCCATGACGATTCCGGTCAGGGCGGCGTCTGCCGACATACAGCCGATTCCCGTAATAGCCTCTCCCATCGACACGTCAAAGCGGTTGGTCCCGTAGATCGGAAAAATGTTTTTAGTCTTGCACGCCAGAAGACCACCAGAGACGGGAATAAGCGCGGTCAGTTTGTCGCCGTCGCCGCTTCTTGCCGTCAACAGGTCGAGCGCGTCCCACGTGTCGTAAGTTTCCAGACCAGAGAAGCGGATATAACCCGTTGCTACATCGATTCCCCAAAGTCTCCCGCCGTACAAGACAAGGTGAATGAATTTCGGGGGAGAGCCGGCAAGATTCGTTACCGTGGTTCCGTCCCATCGAAAGGCCACGTCTGCGGAGTTGTAACAAATCAGGTTGTCCTTCCAGACAACGTAGCGGAGTTTTGCGCCTGCGGTTAGTCCGGTCTTGATTGCCGTTCCAAACGAGGCAAAAGGGGTGGAGCCGTCCCACGTGACCCCAAAGAGGCTCGTTCCGTGTTGGACGACTAGATACTTCGTCCCGTTCTCTTTCGCCCATCTGACAGCCGATAAGACATTCCCTGCGCCGAGTGAGTCTGTATTGACCTTTACCTTCCCCTGCCGAGTCTCAATCAAACCTTCTGCCGTCATCACACAATTTTGCGCGAGAGTCAGTTGATTCGCCTTGATAAACTCAGGGAGAAGTTTACGGTTCTCACCACCGGAGAAGTCTGATTGCCGGTTGGTAATCACCGGTTCCTCACGTATCCACGGTTAGACCGCTTCGGAATGGGCCGAAGTAAATTGTCTTGATACTTCAGCCGGTCAAGTTCCGCAGTGTCGAGTTGAAGCGAAAGAACCCCTCTTGCATCGGCGTCGTATTCGTAATAGACCGACAAGAGGGACCGTTCAAAGAGGGGGAGGAATGACCACGGCCAGGCCGTGCGCGTTGTCGTATCCGACGCAGCGGGGATAAGCCGCACATAACGAAGCGTAGCCGTACCTGATGCACCAGGGATAAGGTTAAGACTGGTCTGCGTCTCCTCGAATCCTACCGGCGTCGGGTTGTTTGCGCTCTCGTCTGTGGCGTCGTAGACTTCCCGTCCCGTCATTCGGTTCTTCGGTTCCAAAAACCACCCGCTCCCCTTGGCGTATTCCAAGCGTCCAAAGTCGGAAGGTTTGATAATTCGGTTGTTCTCAATCTCCGTGGAAATCGTGGTGAAAAGGAATTGCCATTCCCGTTCGTTGAGTGCCTTTTGAAAGAGCGTGTTCAGCCACAACGCCAAAAGACCGCGCATGGTCGTTGACTTGTCTTGGATATGCGAAGAAACCGCGTCCAAGATGTCTTTCCCGCTCAATCCATCCCCCAAAGGGGCGGCGATTGTCTCAACGACTATGGGCATCTCGTTTTCCTTTTATGGGCGGCGAGGCCGGCTGCATTCTTCGCCACGAATCCGCAAGCGCATTTCAGCGGGTTGGCCGGTTCAGGGGGCATTTCTGCCCCCCTCTCCTGGTCGCGTCTCTGCCATGTCAGAGGAAAGCCCATCGGCTAAGCGCCTTTGATGACCGCGACAGTCCATGTCGCATTGGCAGCCGGGGTCAGTGCCCCTGCGGTCGGGTTGGTAATCTGAACGGCGAGGGTGTTGGCGGCTTTGATGCGAGCATTCCCGTAGCCAAGCCCTGCCGTATGAGCGTTGCACGATGCGTGCAGAAGCACGTCAGTCGTCGCGAGGCCGGTGATGGTGATGTCCTGCTCGGCGGTGGTGATGGTCGCCACTTGAGCAAGATCAACGTCGGTATTGGTATAAACGCGGATCGGGTTGTGCGGCCCGCCGTCTTTAAAGCTCTCTGTCATGATGTGTCTCCTTTAGAAGCGGGGAGGCCCGTTAAGACCTCCCCTGTGATGGTTTTAGTTCTGGGTGGCGTTGACGACGAGAGCCACTGCACCGATAAACTTGTTGTCGTTGGCGACGTTGAGCCAGTTGCCAGCGGTGGCGAGGCTGGTATATTCGGGGTTGTCGTCCGTGGTGTTCCACTTGACCAATTTCAAATGCGGCACAAAATGGGCGGTCGTTGCGAGAATGTCTTTCTGCGCCAGGATGTCGCGGTCGTTCTCAGTCATGATATTCTTTTGCATCCCCAGGTACATGCAGCCTTTTTTCATGAGGTAGCAGGTATAGAGTGCATAAGTTCCGGTTCCGGCAACGGGGCAATAGTCGGTGACGATAAGGTCAAGGCCGAGGAATTTACCGGGACTTTGTGCAAGGCTCACGTTGTTCGGGTCGTTGAGAGCCGGGAAAGAAACGAGCTTTGCGCGGAGCATGTCGGCGTAGACGAGGGAATGGACGACAAGAGCGTCAAACTCGGTCATTTTGTCGCCAAGTTTAGAAGCTGCTTTTACGATGTCGCCAGCCGAAACAATGACAGCCGCCGAGGAATCAGCTCCGGTCTTAACCCGGTGGGTATCCTTAAGCGTCCCTGCGGAAGCGTCAAAGACGCCATTGAGGACGGAGATACAGGCGTTGGTCATGTCCTTGCCCCAGAACGATGCAACCTGTTTTGCTACTTCCTTCTGGGGGTTGTCTCCGGAGATGATCGTGGCCAGTTCGCGGGATGCCCATGCGTTACCACGATGGACGACGACTCCGACGTCGGTCGCGGTGCTGATTTTCCCTGGCACAAGGCTGGTCGAATCGGTAAGGCGCTGAGAAGTGCCGGTCAACTGGTTGTAGAAGGGAACCTTGACGAACAAACCACCTTCGTCAATCCCCTTATTCCCATAGTCCTTGGTAGCAATGCCGGTGCGGAGGAAATCCATGTACGGGGAGATTTGGGCGGATACCATGTCCGAGAGGATTTCGGGAACGACGATATCCGCAATGCGGGTTTCTGCCATGACGTGTACTCCTTGGCCGGTGTTCTCCGGCAAAAGGGGGTTGATGGATAATTACTTGCTCATGTGTTTGTCGAGCAATTCTTGGTAGTGTTTCGGGTTGTTCTTCTTGTACTCAACCATAACTTTTGTGCCGAGGCCGGTGAGTTGATCCCATGAAGCGATTCCCTTACCGGGTCCGCTTGCGCCCCCACCGGGGATGCCGCCTTTCCCTTTGTCCTTGTTGGCCTTTTCGAGCTTCAGCTTTTCAGCTTCGGCGGTCTGCGTCTTCTGGATGTGGTCATAGGCAAAATTAATCGCCGCTACCGGACCCTGGCGCTGCCAGACTTCCGCATACTGCCGGTCAAGAAGGGGGTCAGTTTTGCGGAGTTCGGCCCATTGGTCGGCCCCTTTCTCCCAAACGTCTTTCGGGATATGTTTCGCCTCCCTGAAAAACTCTGCGGCCCCGTCAAGCTCCTTTAAGGCTGTGGCGGTCTGCGACTGCTGCAATTCGCTAGCGGTCGCCGTCTTGCGCCATTCGGCTTCTTTGGCTCGATGCGCTTCGACGTCATCAAGGAGTTTGTCCACCTTGCGCTGCAACAGTTTCGCGTCGAGGATCTTGCCCTCTGCCTTGAGCGTTTCAATCTGGAACTCGGCATCCGTCAGGTAGTTGGCGAGGGCTGTTTCATCGATTGCCCCCGGCGCTTGACTTGCCTTCTGCTGCTCCTCAAACTTCGCCGCCAGCTCCTTGATTTGCGCGTCTTGTTTCTCCAACTTCTCGGAGAGTTCGCGCTTGGCGTTGGCAAGTTCTTGAAAACGCTTTGAGGATTTATCCTGCTCTTCCGTCCCTTCGCCTTCGACAACTTCGTCGCTACCTTCGATTTCGGTAGACGCGGCGACCTCTTCGGTTGAGGCTTGAGTTTCTTCCTCAGTCTGTGACGAAACAGACTCTTCCCCGGTGACTGTCCCGGCTTGTTCTTCTCCCATTGGTCCTTCTCCTTACGAAAGTTCGCTGATATACAACACACCGTCCCCTACGGATCGGATAGTCGCGATTTTGTCGCCTTGCTGAACGTCAATGTCGTACTGCTGACCCGCCAAAAGGTAATGGCCGGACGTGGTCGCGGTCGGGTTGGCACCGATAATAACAAAGCACGTCACGGTCGGTTGCAATCGCACAGCGTCAGCGGTCAATGCCGCGCTCTGGGTGCTGGTCGCTGCAATATTCACGGTTCGCGCTGCGCCGAGGGTCGGTATCTGGACGGGGTGCCCATTTTCGTCGAGTCTGAATCTGAATGCCATAATCTATCTCCTTATCGCTTTTCTCATTTTCTTTATAGGGGTCTTTCTCGGAGGTGAAAGTTGGATTGCATAGTTGAAATTGTATGTATATTTATTTGTCGTAACGTCAAAATCAACGGCTACGACTCTACCGCAAAACTTTTCGATTCTTCCCTTATTTGGTATTCCTTTAATTATTAAATCCGTCACTTTCTCAGAAAATGCTCTGATTGGGTCATCGGTGTCTTTGGTACTTCCATCACACTCTACTTTTAAATTATTCGGTAGGCTTTCTATCTCTCCGATATTATATTTTTTCCCTATTCTGTGATTCACAAAACACGTCACCATGTCTGTAGATACTCCAATTACACTCTCTATCCCGCCATCGCTTACATTAATCATAAAATTCCTCCTTATTTCCCGAATATCGCCCGCAGCCAATCCCACCGCCTCTTTTGCGGAGGGTTCGCCATGTTCTCAATAATCGCCGGTATCTGGTGGTTCAATATCTCTCTTAAAAGCTGGTGACGCTGCAATTCTTCCGGCGTGCATTTGTCGTACTTCCGCAATACGCCTTTAGATGCCGTACGCAACTTGCGAGCAACGTGTTTTGTCATGGGGTGGTTCAGCCACTCCCGGCAACGCTCCCACTCTTCGCGGTTATCAATCGCACTCATCCCATGAACCCTTCGGGGGGCATGTTCTCCATCATCGCTCCTGCTGCGTCCATCGGGCTTTGCGGCCCTCCAAGGCTTTTAGGCGGCTGAGCGGATAGGTTAACATCCATCCCTCCCGCGCTGTTCATTATCATCGAAAGGAGTTGCTGCTGTGGGGGTGTCAGCAGTTGCGGGTTGGAGAGGTAGCCAAAGTCAAGGGCAAGCGCTACCTTCATTTCTGGTCCGGGTGCAGCGGTAGGCTCCCCGATAAACTGCTCAGCGTCGAATCCAGATAGCACGCAAATCTGTTTAAACATCTTCATGGCATCAACGGGGATGCCCGCTTGCTTGCCGAGCTGGTAAAGATTGGTCAAAACGCCTATCTTCTGCTGCCGGGGGACGCTGCCAAGTCCTGCATTGATCTGGACCTGGTAGGCTACGTCAAGCGCCCTGAAATCAACTTCTCCCTGCACAGTCGGCACTTGAAACGGCACCTTCTTCCCGTTCTGCTCTCCGGTCACTTTCTGGCCAGCGAGTTTCAGGATGGTGGCGTCCGTCTCCCAGGCTATTTCCATCTGGGCAATGATGTAGAGCAAGGGGCGAAGGAAGGTGATATTCCGCACAAGGAGGGAGACTGACAACTTCTCATTGCTGCTCCCCATTGCCATTTGCAGAGCGCCGAGGGTTTTGTCCACGCCTTTCGGCACAACTTGACGGCTATCCATGCCGACAGGGATTAACTCGTTGAAGTCGGCGGTGATCGCGTCGGCGGCACGCATGGAATCGCCAACACTGCCAATGGGTATGAACTCGGCTTCCCCCGAATTTGCGTAGAAAACTTCTTCATTCAAGAGGGAGTCAATATCAACATCGCTATTTTTATTGAGCCGGATTCGACCGCCACGGACATTAATTTTCGCCATGTCGTTTAGGTTGTTCCGGTGGTCAATCCACTCATCCTCAACGGGTGCAATCGTTTCAGGGATGCCGCGCCCTGAGTTCTCCCAAAGTTTTATCTTGCTGGTGCCGAGAATGACAGGTAACAAATTAACCTGTCGTCCGTTGTAGAAGACATCATCGACCGGCTTCGGCTTGCTGAGCGAAACTTTCCCCTCGATAGAGAATGACACCATCCAGCGGCTATTGACCTTCTCGAACCACAGCCAGACACTGATCGTGTTCAGGTCGCCCATGTCCACTTGGTCAGTGCTGCCAAGAGTCGCGCCAATGTCGATATTGATAGCGTCAGCAGACAGTCCTTGCCACTTCTTGAGCGTTTCTGGCTTCACCTTGTCGATAACGCCCTGCTCCGCGAGTTCGGTGATCTGGTCAAGGCTGCGGTCAAGCTTCACAAGAGCGGCTTGCCCCATATTGAGATTAAGAAGAGGAGTCTTGATATCCCAGAGAAGATCCTCTCCTGGTTTGAGCTGGTCGATCCACCACGAATCAACGGAAGGGATCTCTTTGTCCTCTTCCGTCTCGGCAAACCCCGCTGTTCCCTCAAATTGACGGTAGACCTCTTCCGGCACTGGCTGCGGGGGGTTGATGCCGTCTGTGTAGGTGCAAATCTTCTCTTTGATCGTGTACGCTTCGCGCCGCCATGAGACTAACGCCGCTTCCAGTCCGTCAACAGCTCCAGCCGTGAGAGAGGAAACATGCCAGGCGGCAAAGGGAAATGTATGCTCCATGCGGTGCTTAATGACTTGATCGAGCCACTTTACGCACTGGTCAACGTCCATTGCTGCGCCGGTCTGCGCCGAGAAAGAAATGGCGTCCGGCTCTCCGTGATATTCTAGGATGGCTTTTTCAACGTATCGATCAACAGCGGAGGTGGATTTTGTAGAGGGGAGGGCGGATAGGCCGCGACTTTCGCGCTCTTCCGCATCATCAAGTTGCATGCGGTAGCGGCGGCGGTTATCGTCTATGGTGGGTTTTAACTTGGTTCTGAACCAAGTTGAAAAATCAGTCTCGAACTCTTGTTGCTTTTTGAGGTCGTTAGCTTTCAACCGGTTAACTCCTCTTTGTGTTACTCAACTGTGTACTCAATTTACTCCGTCAATCCTTTATCATAAAGTGGCGGTATTGTCAACGGAAATTAACGCCGGTACACGCCTTTCATGTTCGGTTTTCCCTTCTCGCCCTCTTCCATGATTTCTCGTTGGCGGCGGGTCGTTTCGTCCTCTGGCTCTTCGGTGTAGCGCCAGGGGCGAATCTTGTGCTTTTCGTCTTTCATGGGTTTCCCCGTCCTTTGTACACCTTGAAATCTTTTAATTTGCAATGGGCTCCGGTTTCGTTGCAAATTACTGGCACAAACTCTGCTGGCTTCATCAATTCTTTAACCAGAAAATCATGACCCTCGTCCGATATCAAGTGTGTCTGTGTGGTAACAATCTCTCTCATCTCCGCCCCCTTGTCTGCGACGGAGAACGAAACCCCACACGAAACTCAGGGCGGTATTGCCGTTTAATTGGAAGGAAGAAAGGTTCATCTTCCATTATTACCCTAAACTGCTCACTCTCGCGTTTTGTTGCAAGAAGTTTTGCGGCCTCAATAATCTTGTCTGCTGTTATTTTGTCTTTCATCTCCTGTAGACTCCTTGCATATTGGGCTTTTTGTCTCCAATGCTGTTATCCATTTTATCAGCATTCAAGGCGATATAGCGGATGTTGTCGGCTCCATGGCTCCACTCGTCGTGCAATGGTGACTCTGCAACTTGTGTCTGCTGGTTTACCCTGCGGCGGTATCTCTTGGCACATTGGACAAGTCTTTCCGTTTTTACCTTGTCAAAGTACATCATCCCAAACGCCATACGAACGGCCTTGATTCCGTCCTCTATGCTCACGTCCGGGGTGTATTCAATGTCCCATCCAAACGCCCCCAGGATTTCACCGCACGATTTACCCGTCTGCACATTCTTGTGCTTCCCATCGTGAGGAAGAAACATCTTGCCCCAATTATACCGCTTGTCCTTCATCTCGGCGCTGTAACTGTCAAGAGTGCGGTGGTCGTCCTCAATGTAGTCAATCACACGAATTTCTGAGCGAAGACGCTGCACAAATGATATAGCCATGCTGTCATTCCATCCGATATCCACAACAACGTGAACTTTCAACATGGGATCATATGGCACATTGCAAATCTGCTGATTTTTTTCGGCTGCTGCCACTTCGTTGTAATAGATCGCGCCGACGACGGCAGGCTTGCACATGCCCTCCCAAATATTGTCATAACCCTGCGGGTCAAGTTGCTTACAGCGTAGACGTTCTTTTTCGAGGACTTCGGGAAACCACGGATTATCAGAGTGGTTGACAAGGACGCTTATGCAGTCGTCGGGCGGGTTGACGGTGAACATATCGTGTACGGGATCGGTGTCAAGCTCGGGGTTGTAGCTAATCCAGATTTCCGAGCCGTCCTTGCGGATCGTGGGAATGAGAATTGACAAGCTGCGTTTGCTGACAACCTGGCCCTCTTCGATCCAAACTATATCGATTCCCTCGTAAGATTTGATTGATTCGATGGTGTGTTGTGCGAGACCGGCAAAGATAATCAGCGTGCCATTGCGTCCCCTGATTTCTGTTTCCAACACTTGATAGAATGAGCCGAGGCCGAGCGATTGAATCTGGTCGGAGAGTAGTTTGTGGACAGAATCCTTGATTGACTTCTGAACTTCCCGAGTGCAAAGGATGCGCATGGTCTGGCTTGCGCCCTTGATAAGCAAAGCCCTGGCGAATGACCAAGACTTCGCGCTTCCTCGCCCTCCCCTTGCGACCTTGTAGCGCTTGGGAGTAAAAAGGAATTGGAGTTTCTCAGGAAAATCAGCGTTTATTTTAGCCACGGTAAACTTTCAAAGTATAAACCCGTCTTTTTTGAGACTCCGTTTATTGTGGCTTAACAAAATTGACCGTTAATTCCAAAGGAATGCCATCCGCCCCGGTCAATTCTGTTTTATCGGTAAACATCTTGAGATGCTTCCCAAGTAGCTCGTTGGCCTTAAGAGCGTCGTTGTACTTTTCCGCTTCCTCTGCCTTGCCCCTTATCCTTACAATCGATTCCAGGACATCCTGCGCGGTTATAGCTACTATTTCCGCCCTTTCTTCCTTCCCCTTGTTTACCTCTGCGCAAATGTAAACATTGGTTAACAGTCTGCACCCTTGGGCTTTTGCTGTTTTTTCGCTGTATCCCGCACGAATAGCGGCTTGCGTCGCGTTTAGGTCAACAAGATATTCCTTGACGAAAAGGGACTGCTTTGGAGTGAGTTTAGCTGGGGCGCTCATACTGTCGGCCATTCCCTTGCTTCTGTTGGGTCGTGTCTCATCATCTACTCCTCTGCGGCGTCAATCATCCACCCTGCATGGCGCGGGATTCTCTGGAAATCTGACCGCCTTTATTGTTTCGGCTCCAATCAACATGGCCTTCATCAGCCTATGGCGTCCATCCATCAATTCCCCGTCTTCGTCAAGGATAATCGGGCAATTGAGGTCTGCATCGTTCACTGCCTTGAAGTGCATCACCATTTCGCGCAGGTAAAGTTTCTCGTACTGATAGGAGACACAAAGGTGAGATAAAGGAATTTCCATCACCGGCAAATCACGCGCCAGCTCAAACAACCTGCATACGCTCCAGTGATGTTTCCCTAATCGGCTCATCTGCTCTTTAGGGTGCGGCCATTCCCTTATCTTCATCTTCTCAACCTCCCACAATTCCGCTCATTTTACACCGGCTTACCGCGAATAACAAGAGTTTTCTAACTCTTCGCGGCAGCAGACGCTTCGCGCTGGTGCGCTTTTTCGTTAGAAACCTCGATATTGTTTCCTCTGCGCCCTGCGCCGTTATATTCACTTTCGGCCTTTTACGATCAAACTTATCCATAACTCACTCCGGTTTCTAACAAATCACTCGTCCGGTTCGCTCCGCGACCGTACAGTTCAGGGGGCGTTATGGCTTCACAATGTGCCAGTTATCGGCCAGATAAGCGTTTGCATCGAGCGCGGGGAAATAAAACCTTTCATCCACTACGGTCAGGTCGTTGCTCAATTGCAAGCGTACTCCGTGGCGCTCGACGTAACGGCAGTGACGGCCTTGTAATTTTGCTATGGCCTCGGGAAAAGTCAGCCTTCCCTCTCTAGTCCGCCGCTCTAGGTCTTCGCCATAACCAGCAGATCCAGCGGCAGGCTGATCGCATTGGCAGTTTAAAGTTGATGTGTCTGTCGATGATTTACACATTGAAAGCCTCCGCTGATCTGTAAAATCGTTATGCGTTTGTCATTCCCGACCATTTGAGGGTTTCATAGGTCAAATCCCCAGTACTACCAGCGCAATTTTCTGTCCCGCAGATGAATGCGTTGTTTTTTGGAACTTCACTTGCGAATACCTCATAGACGAGCTGATCACAGTGTGGACATTTCGCGATTTTTCCCGGCTCGCTATATGGTGTGCTTTTTGCCATGATTATCTCCTATGGAACCGCGCATAACTAAACGCTGGTGCTGATTACGCTGCGCTTCACAGCACAACTAAATACGTTATGGCGCACGGCAGCCTTATTGCCGATTGCCACAGTTTCTAGTGGTGCGGCTCGATTTCCGGTTCCGGCGCGGCTACCTGTTTATTGCCGCACGACAAAGTGATAGCCCCTGCACCCAGATGCCCAACACCAAAGGGCATACTATGGATGGCACTGATAGCCCCGCTGATGACATGGCGATCGGTACAGATATCTTTTTTAAGGCAAGCTCCTTGCCCGCCAGGGGTTTGAGAAGGGTAATTACAGCACGGTGTGACCAACGAATACGACATAGTGATGATTCTCCTTTGGTGATATGTGCGCCATAACCAAGGCGCTGGTGTGGGCGGATAAGGCCCGCCGCACAGCTTAAAATCGTTATCTCCCCGGCACCATTGTCGGCCTACTCTACAAATCTCATTAACTTAGGCGGTGGATTCAATAATTTCTCAAGTCTATCCGCCCGTTCCTTCTGCTCCCTGATTTCCCCGGCCATATCGTACCAGTCGCAGTCCGATTCACCGTCTGTTTTTGACCGTCCGAGGGCAAGGGCGATTTCCTTCATTTCATCGCGCAGCAGTTCAAATCCATCCTTCTGCTCCCTGTAGGCGCGTTCGGTGGTAGCAAGGGCGGTTTCTAGTTCTTCTATGCGCTCAATCAGATCATTATGAAGCATAGCAACTTGCGTCCGATAATCAGACATGGGCAAACACTTTTCCGCAATTGTGCATCTTTCCTTAAAATCCATATCACTCTCCTTCTCTGTCGTTCTCGCCAATAAATCTAACCCTGCTCCCTATAGGCGCGATCATTTGCCATAAATCCAGCCTCGAAAATTGGCCGAAGCGCCTTACTTGTTCCGAGCAAAAAGCCTTTTTCATCCCACCATTTTTGAAACTCTTCTTCCATCGTCACCACTCCCAATATCCTGTGCCGCCGCAATCTATGCAGGGCATATCCCAATAACTCCCCGTCCCCTCGCAAGTCGGGCAATTCCGATTCGTCTGGAGTTCGTCAAAGTCGTCACACTCTCCGCACTCGAAACAGTCTCCTCCATCCTTACAGCAACCACAGCCCCATTCGTCGTTTCCCTCTTCCATTGAGGACATATCTCTCTCCCTTAACTCTGATCCGTGTACCAATTACCCGTGAAGCCTGTCCGTAAATGTCACCTTCTCCGGCAACACTCTGTCAATCCTCCCGTCTGCGCGTTCAACTAATGCAACGGTAAAAGTTTTCAGTTCGTCGCCGAGCCCATAAACAACCGATTCTCCCCAACCGTGGAACATCCCTTTTAAACCCTCAGCCATTACGGGACGATACTCAATCTTTTCCATATCGGTTCTCCTTCATCTTGTTTTCATACCAAACATCTTCGGGGTTCTTCTGTGCCTCCACCTTGTAGTATTTTACCGGTCCTCCTCCTGTCGAGAACTGCATCGACTCCCGGTCAAGGAAAAGGTCAATGCGCCCTTCCTTATCTCCATCCTGCCGGTGCTTTTCAACGGATAAGATCGCGTCTGGCTGTTCAAGGATTTCAGAGGAAGTTTTAAATCCTTTCGGCACAACTCCGGTCTTTTCGAACTCCTGTAACGCGGCCTCTTTTGGCTTGTTCCTCCAGGTTGAGAAGACGTTAAAGCCAAGGTCTGTTATTGCCGCCGATCCCCTAACGTCATTCTTGCGGGACATATGGTCTTCGTTCAACTGCTTCCGGCTGTGAGCGACAAGGTGGACGTGGGAGCCGGTCTTATCAGCAAACTCGCAGAGGCGATTGACAAAGGCTTTTTGCTCGTCCTTATCGTCTTCCGATACTCCGCATTTCAGCAGAGAGTCAATGACCAATTGTCTGACACCGTACCGCTTCACCGCGTACTCAAAGACTTCAAGGAGTCGGTCAAGTTGTGCCGTTCCTACCAGATTAAAGAGATAAAGTTTTTCCCCTAGCCATTCAAGGCAATCAGTTATCTCACTCTTCACGGGTCGATCTTGGCAGGTCGCTTGCCTCACCTGGCGTGTCAATGTTTTCCGTGGTGCCATTTCCAAGGAGGCAATGCAAGCCCGTTCTCCCTCGGCTATGGCGTGCATGATGAACTGGCCGAGCATCAGACTTTTGCCTTGTCCATTCCCTCCCGTCCAAATAGACACCTCGCCGCGCTGTATCCGTACAGGGTCACGGAATGCGTTACGCTTCCACGGCATATCGACACCGGGGATTTTCCCCCCTGTCGGATAAAACTCTTCCAGCACTTCGGCAATAAAAGAATCGGACCGCCGCAATTCTTCCGGGTCAAAGGTCTTGGCTTGAGCAATGCAAACGTCAATTTCATCTTTCGTGGTTCCCTTCTGTAAGCATTCGTTCGCGTCCTTGTGGGGGAGATTGACCACGCGGCAACGGTGCAGCCCTAGGCGTTGAGATATTTCCTTATTCGCAATCATGCCGGCATCGTCGTTATCAAGAGCAAGGTAAATCGTCTCGAAGCGGTCCAACTCGTCGTACTGGTGATCAATCCATTGTTGTTTGGCTCCTGATCCCCCGCCAAACGGTACAGAGAGAGACGGATAGCCATAAACGGTCATGCTCATGGCGTCAATTTCGCCCTCGGTAATAACGACGGTGCGCGTGTTCTCCGGTAGCGCCTGCCATCCCCAAAGAGTCGGGCGGCAATCGGAAGTCACCACGGTTTGTTTTTTCCCGTCCTTGCGCTCAATGTGCAAATACTTGAGCATTTCCAGTTCGCCGGTAGGGGAGAGAAACGGGAAGACAATCCACGGTCCCGCCCATTTCCCCTTGTCGCTTTCGTAGTGCTTCGCCTCGGCAACCTTAAACGCTTCAATAATCGGTTGTGTGATTCCCCGGCCTTCCAGATAAGAGACAACAGCCGACTTAGCCTTGACCACATGCGCCGGTCTGACTGGTTTGCTATACGTCCTCTTGGCGATAGGCAAGAAGTCGGGCCGGTCGTCAATGCCGAGATAATTCTTGATCTCCTTTAAGGCGTCGGCTATTCCTATCCCCCGCGTTGCCGTCCAGAGGTCGATTAGGTCGCCAGAGTCACCGCTTGCGAAGTCTGACCAGATACCTTGTTTTGAGCCAGAGACGCAGACCTTGAGAGACTTTCCCGGCATACCGGAAATATCGCCGGCTATCCACTCCCGCCCGTTCAGTTTTCCTCCCGGCAAGAGATACTTGGCAATCGTCTCGGCCTGATCTTTAAGCCGTTGTGAGATTTCGGAAACGTCCATCAGCGTTTTATCCCTGTCGCTTTTTCGAGGGCTTTAAAATATGACTCGGGGAGATTCACTGAACCATGGGGTCGGAAGTGTTCTGGGCGTTCAACCTCTTCCTCTTCGTGTTCATCTTCCCATCCACCAGCATTAAGCCATGAAGCCGGATAGGGGATATATTTTCCTTTTTCCTTCGTCCAGTCAAAGCTATTCTTAGCTCTTTCAAGCCCCGTCAAAATATCAAGGAAAAGAGATTCGTTTGGACTAATTTTTTTCCATGCTTTTTCAGCATTGACCCGCGCTTTTTTCTTCGGGTAGGAAAGATAAAATTCAGCGAATAATCTTTGTTGGTAATCTTGTGTCGGCAATGGTTTAAGGTCTTCTTCTTCCCTTATACCCTTATTCATTTCTTTAGTCAGTTGCGCTACCGTTGCGCTACCGTTGCGGTGGCGTTGCGCTACCGTTGCGGTTCCGTTACACGGTTTGTTATATTTTAAGTAATTACACACTGTTAACCGTAGCGTTACTGTTACGTTTTCCGTCAATATCATTTCATCTTTTTTTAAAAGGTCGAAAAACCTCTTAACTTTGAACTTGTCCCAATTCTTGCCAAACTTTGATGCCCAGGTGTCGAGAGAGTAGAGACTTTGCCCTATCCCACACTCGAATATATGCCCCTTAAGTTGCGTCTTCTTTGCTTCAAAATTTACCTCCATCAGAATCACCAACCACGCTTTTAACTTCTCTGGATCGTCAAAAATCCAGTGGGATTGAATCTCCCTAGACAACATTAGAAACCCTGCCATATCATCAGCTCCTTAGAGCGACTGCATTCGCCAGACACAGAAAAGCCTCATGCCGACGAGGGACAGCTCGTCTAACATAAGGCTTCTGGTTGTGCAATCCGTATTATACTCTAAGTGCGTCTGTCCACACAACTCAGAGAGTTAATTTCCCCGCTACTATACGGCACGCATTAGCGGGTGTCAAGAAATTATTTCCTCCCCTACGTCCCTATGACGATTACCTGCTGCCACTCTCGGCCACTTCGGTATCCGCATACGTGATGACCTCACAACAGCAAGCGCGGGGAGGAAAGAGTGTTATCGAAAAAATCCCGCCCCGCACTATGCGTTATCATGCCCCGGCGCGGATCTTTGACACGGCGGGGTGATAGGCAGGGAAGTGCTATTCGTCTGCAAATAAGTCGTGCTGTTCGTGCTGGATGTGAACGCATTCCAGATTCTTCACAGCTTGCCGGAAATAGGACGGTTTCAACTCTGCACCGATTGCCTTGCGCCCGTGCTTAACCGCTCCAAACGCCTCGCTACCGACGCCAAGAAAGGGGGTCAATACCACCTCGCCGGGATTGCTTCGCATAATCACAACGCGCTCAATAATGTCAAGTTGTAATGGGTGGACGTGCTTTTCATCTTCACTGTCGCGGGACTCTTTGAACGGAAGGACGTTCTTTCCCCGAATGTCATCCCAAATCGAAGAGGCGTATTGTCGCCATATCCAGTGGGAAAAACGATTCTCGGTTTGTTTCCCTTCGTATCCACGGAACTGCAAAATATCAGAAGGAATCGGCTTATCTCCGATGTACTCCATCAGTCCGGTCGGGTGTGCAACGGGGATAGGATTTGTTCCCTTCTTACGGAAAATCAGAAGGTAGTCAGCACCGGCAACGCCGCAATCAATTGAGTCCTCCACAAATGTCTTGTGCGCCAGGTTCTTCTGCATGGTGCGAAGTCGAACCTCGAGCGGCTCTTTCCATATGGCATGACGTGCCGCAAACCCAAATCCGTGTTTTTCATGCAAACGGATAATGTCACCGGGGAAGTCAATATAGGTATCCGTCCCGCTGTTGCTCTTTGGCATGTCCATGCAGTGAACGGCGGTGCAACGTCCCGGCAACGTGAGGCGTGCAATCTCTTCGACCACGAAAGAGTAATGCTCGAAAAAACTCTCGTAGCTGTCGCAGTTTGACAAGTCGCGTTCATGGCTGGAATAGGTGTAAAGCCCACAGAAGGGGGGAGAATAGACCGACAGGTGGACGCTCTCTGACGGCAGACCGCGCATCACTTCGATGCAGTCGCCGTTGTAAAGTGCATACTCTTTCGTGACAACCTGATCCATTACAGCCATGACGGAACCTCCTGATTTTTGTCAAAGTGTTTCTCGCCGGAAACCGACAGAGCGTTATTCATTTCATTAACCAGACGATCAAACATCTGATCGGCTTGAACGGCCTTACGCTGTAGATTCTTCATAACGCGGCCTTCACCCTCGGTCGTGATAATATCGACCGTGACGGCCCTTTTCTGACCAAACCGCCAACACCTTCTTACCCCCTGGTAATATTGCTCAAAAGAGTGAGAGGGGAAAAAGGTCATATGGTTGCAGTGCTGGAAGTTCAAGCCCCATGCACCTATCGACGGCTTAGTGACCAGAACGCGGGACTTGCCAGACTGGAAGGACATCAACTTGTCCTCCTGCTTTTCGTCGCTGTCCCTTCCTGATACCTGTACAGCATCGGGGATTATCTTTTCGAGCATGTCCCCTTCGTCGTTGAGGTGACACCACACAAGGGCAGGCTCTCCGGTATGGTTGACCTTGGCCGCTGCCGCTTCGCACCGCTCCTCAATCGTCCTGCGCCGTTCTTCACGCTGTTCCTTCATGCCGTAGGCAGGCATGGCAAACAACATCCCCTCGGCAAGTCGTTTCGCTTCTACAACCGTTTCAAGGGTAATCAGTTCGGGGAGGATGAAACCTGAATCGTCAAAGCCAAGGTCAGACGGCTTGCGAACGGCACGCGCCCACGAACAGACCCAACGCCAGAAAGGTAACTCAGCATGGCCTTTAAGGCGCCATTTAACTTCCTCTCCCCGGTGGCGTCCTACCTTGCTGTTGTTTTGGTCATTCTTGAAAAACTTGTTGAGCATGTCCATTGCCCCTAAATATCCAAGGGCTTCACTGGACGTTCCAAGTTCGATGAAGTCATTAGGGGAAGGTGTCGCCGTGGCAAGTAGACGGTAAGGAAGTTTCCGCATGAAAGCAGTAATTTCCTGTTTTGTCGATCCCTTGTAATTTTTCAGGATTGAACTTTCGTCGCAGACCATACCGACAAAATCATTCGGATTGAATCGGTGTAGCTGTTCATAGTTGGTAATCGTGATCTTCCCTTTCGGCTGTCCGTCGCGGCTACGGTGGCACTCAATTCCAAACTTTTCCCCTTCGTGAATCGTCTGTTGCGAAACAGCTAAGGGCGCAAGAATCAGGATATTCCCGTTCGTTTTTCTCACTACATTTTCAGACCAGCAGAGCTGAAGGGGAGTCTTTCCCATTCCGCAATCGGCAAAGACGGCGGCGCGTCCTTTGAGTACCGCGTATTCAAGTAACACCTTCTGGAAGTCAAAAAGATAGTCTGGTATGTAATCAGGTTTGAAACCATGATTACCCCCTAACTGCCTTTTTGAATCAAGGAACTCGTTATATTTCATAATCACCTCTAAAAAGGAATCCCCCCAATAGCGCCGTGCGGGGTCGCCAAAGGGGGGTCCAGTCAAACTGCATCATCAACCCGCACGTTGATGGTAAATTTTCGAGAATTTTACACCGACTTTTTGAACCTGTCAAGGTGCATCAAATTGCGAACGGCCATTGCTCCGGCATGGGTCAATTCCTCTTTAACGTGCGATTTCTTCCCGCCGTGGTAAATATGGTTAAGGGCGGCTTGCATGGCCTCCCCTGACTCTTCGCAGAGGACACCGACGCCATGTATCAAGTCGGTTGGGAATATAGGGTGCTTCTCCCTGGCTCGTTTCAACTCGGCGCGGATAAGTTCGATTGCTTCGTCTTCGTTCATTTCAGCTCCTATCGATTCTCGCGCCGTTGCCCCGCTGTGCATTTAGGGTCGAAAGGGGCGGATATATTCCGGTTAATTTTGCGCTGTTCCTTGGTCAAGGGCGGGCGGTATTTCTCCAGTTCCTTGCGCTTGTCAGTGGTGGTCATCGTCAACACCTCCAATATCAAATGCTATCCGCGCCAAAAATCGAATAACTAGGACGGCGGCGACAAACAGAATCAGAGCTTTTATCATGGCTTCACCGCTCATTCTATTCCCATTGCCTTCGCGTGCCACATATCCCAAACATCGGGAGTGCCAGAGAAGATAAAAAATAGCGACAAGATAAAGGCCGTAATCAAAATAAGTTCGGCAATATCCTTCATCACTTCACCTCCGGTTTAATTGTGAACGGTATCCCGCAGTAATTGACGATGCGTTGCAGCGTGTTCCGCTCAGGGTAGCCCTCGCCTTCCATGTAGCGGTGCAGCTGTCCAGTTGATATGCCGATAGCCTTTGCGACGTGAGACGCTACACGGCCATTTACGGCGCAACGGAGCATATAAATGATTTCAGGGGGAGTTGCCCCGGTTCCTCGTCCTCTCATCAGAATATATACTCAATGTCGCCAAGCACGCGTATTTCTCCAGCCGACAGACTTCCGACTTTCCCGGCTTGAATCCGACCGCTGCCAACAGACGATTTAAAAGCGGTCCCTGGAATATTCCGGAGCCATGCGTCGGCAGTTTCCGAAGAATATTCCAGCCCCAGCATGTCGGCAACGTCGATGCCGTCGCGCTGGCCGTGGTGGAATGCCAACAACAGAGACATCGCACCAGGGTGCCGGCCCATAGATACATAGAAAGCCCCATATTCCCGGTCGTAAACGAATGGCTGTGACGTGTCTAGATCCCGTAACGCCACGGGGCCGCTCATATGGTGGTCTATAAATTGATACCGTTGTATATCTGTGAATTTTTGCATTATCGCACTCCCGCAATCAATTCTGCCCTGCAATGCGTCTCAGGGTCGGATAAAAGAAACCCGTTGTGGCACAGCACCTTTTTGATGCGCCGTAGTTTGCGCTCCTCAGCGTTCTCGGCTTTGGATAGCCATTGATCTATCTGCTCCCGTTCGGAAGAGCTACAGGTGGCAAGGCGGCGACGGAGAAGGGAAGATGTTGTCATAACAGCCTCAGTATTTGAGAATTTTGAAATCATGCAAATCAAGGCAGCATCTTTCAGCCCTAGACCCTTCGATTTTAGCCCAAAACTGCCCGTCTCTATCCCTGATTTTCCCCTTGTCATGGAAACAACTGTCATTGACAATTATGCCGGTGCCACCCTTTTTCCAGTAACCGCTTTCGTTGTCGTTAAGCATCTTAATCTTCGTGCCGAGTTTAATCTTTTCGATGTTCATCACAATTCTCCCGTTCTGTGAGTCTCTGCATGGCACTCCTTACAGAGAGTAATTAGCCCTTTCGGATCACACAACAACTCTTTGCGGATAACACGGAGAATCTTTTGCCAGTCAATGTCGCCCGCTTGCAAGTGGTGACATTCGATTTTGACTATGCGCCCTTTGGCGCCGCTACCCTTCTTCTGGCAGCACTGGCAAGTGTTACCGTCTCTCCGTATGGCTTCGGCGCGTTCTCGGCTCCTGAGCCAAAGCAGACGCATTGCGGATACGATTTGCGAGTTCGGCGTGATCGGCTTGCGTTTCATCTCTTTCCCACCGCGCACGCTTCGCACGTCCGGTGCGTTGTGACGTCCTCGGTATGCTCCCCGTCTTCGATGTCGGGGGAAGGTGATTGGCATATGGGGCAGATTACGTGCATGGGGTTACTCCTTTAACCTTCTTCGTGCAAGGCGTCTTTTGCCTCTACAATTCTAACATGGTAGGCGTCGTGGTTGAGGTTAATCATTGCCCCTTCCGATGTCTTGTCGGCGCTGTGCTCAGACATCGGCCCCATGCGCTTTGATACTCGGCCGGTATCTGTTTGCACTATTTCGACATAAAACTCTTTCATCTCACTTCTCCTTCATCTTCCATCGAGATATGCGGCAACTGCGCGTTGAATAACTTTCGTTGTTGTCCAGTTGCGGTGCAGGGCTTTGGCCTCGATTCTTGCCCACTCTTCAGCCGTCCACGAAATATATTTAACGGTCTTGCGCGTGGGGCGCTTGCTGAGAGAGCCAGGGGGACGGCCTACGGGGTTTGTCATGTCATTTCCTTTATTCTTGCGCTGATAATTGCAGGTCTCGCCCATTGGCGTTGCCACTTCATCCATTCCGCCGATCGGTCCCCGTTTTCGTCTCGCCATAACATTGCAAACGGCATGAATCCGGCCTTGACGGTTTGAATCATCCGCATGTTTGCCGCGTCGAAAGTATCTTCGTCTTGGCCGCATAACACATAGGCGCGTGCCTTGCGGTTTTCGTATGTCACGTTGATTTCTTTTAGCATCTTCCCCGCCGAGATCAACGGTTCATAATCCGATGGTTCATCGTACGCGCAAAAGAGCTGAGACAGCCGGATTTTTGCTATTTCCTCGACGTGCCACGGCTTCAAGATTTTTGCCTCAATGCCGCGTAATTCGATCTGCTTTTGACCTTTTAGCATTTCAAATACCTTGCGGATATGAACCTCAGAACACGCCAGCAGGTTGTCGTCTTGGATAATATTGCCCTTAACTATCGGTAACTCCTTCATACCGTTTTCACGCTTCCAGACTGCACAGAATGAACAACGGTTTGGGCATCCCCTTGAGGTCATTACATACCCGCTCTTAAGGTACATGCCAGAAACAAAGTCTCCTGACGGTTCGCCCGTTGCCGGTCCACCGATACTGACAGGGGCAACAGGACTCCACGCTTTTGCAAGTTTTTCAGCAAGTGGCATGTCCCATGTAAAGGCAACGGAAATATGAACCTCGTCGGCCTCATCGAATAAATCAGGCTGCTTCCCGATCCGTACAAGCGGATCAGTCGGCGTTGCTTTTGTCTTTCGTGGAAACACCCTGATAATCCGCTTCATTTTTCTTCCTGTATCGTGATGTCGTCAGAATAACCTTCTTGGTTGATGAAATAAGACAACGCCTCTTTTTCGTTGTATTCGATCGGAGCAAACTCAACCCTGATTTTTTTGTCGAATCTAAATATTATCCACGCTTTCATGGCCGTCTCCTTTGTCGTTGATGGTTAAACTCTACCACCAAGAATAAAGGCTGTCAATCATAAAAAATTATGAAAGTGATTATTTTTTCTTCCATGTCGGAGTCAAGCCGTGGGCGGTCAGTTGGTCCTCTACCCATCGCGCTTTTGCGCTCACGCTGCCATATTGCCGCTCAAACGCTTTGATGCCGATATGGTGCAAACCTTCGTTGCTTTGTTCGGAGTGGTGCCGGTGGCAGATCGCAACTTTTGGGGAAAGTTTGCGCTTACCCCCGTTTCGCCTGTCGTGGTGGATACGTGGTGGGTCGCTACAGCCTAAAACCATGCAGCCAAGCGAGACGATAAACTCGTTCTCTCGGCTCTCGGCTTTGGTCATTTCATGGCCTCGGCTTTGGCTTTGATTGCTTCCACGATCTCTAAGCAACAGCAGCCGATAACTTCGCACGCCTCTTCTTTCGCTATCTCCAAAGCGTCAAGTAATCCCTGTTTTCGGCTGTCAGGGTCGTAGCACATGGTCTGGTCGGAGAGGGTGACGGATAATTTGTCGGCCCGTTCCCGCTGCGCTTCGACGGCATCCCGTAAAAATCCTATCCGTACACGGATATCCTTCCGCAACAACTCAATCCGCACTCCTATCTCCCCCGGCTGTATGCCATAATCAGTGCAGAGGCAATGAGCGGAGGAGAGCCACGGGGCATTAGTGTCGGCTTCGAGTTCCAGTCTCTCCACCTCTTGCAGCAGGGCATACGCGGCGTCAAATGGTTCTTTCTGTGCGCGTGGCATTGCACGGTAAGTTTGATTGCGCGTCCAGGCTTTCGCGTCTTGAAGGTTCATTCTTTCACCTCTTCTATCTCTGATAAAATACCGTGAGGATATTTTCGGTCGATCTCGGCGGCGACTCCGGCGATAATTTGCCGCGTTAATTCCTTGTCGCGGTCAAAGTGATCTGATACCATGTTGATGTATTCCGTTGTCGGCGTGCGCTTACCTGATTCATACGCTTCAATAGTGGAGAGGGGAATACCAGAGACTTGCGACCAGCCAACTTTGGTCATTCCCATGCCCTGTCGCAGCCGTCTAACGTGTATGGCTTTTTCTTCTTTTGTGAACACTTCATTTGAATTTGCCATACAATCACCGATTCTTGCCAAGAAAAATTGAACCCTCTTCAGGGTAATCAGTGGGGCCGGCATACAACCCTATCCCGCTATGCCCGTCACCTCCAACGACGGTCATGGTCGATTCTGAATCTCCACCGAATGAGTCAACCAATGCCTGCGCCTGTTCAAGAGTGAAATCAATCACGCCAGCCCCCACACGCTCACACCACCTCCCCGGTTATGCGCGGAAGGATGTTTGACTTCTTCGATGCCAATCTTGCGGAATCCGGTGCGGAAGATGGAGCCAAGCACGTTATGGTGCGGAGGCTCCGGTAGCTCTCCATTGGCAATCATGGTGCGGATGTCGTTGATGCTGACGCGGCCATGTTTCGCGGCATGGTAGGCGGCACGTTCACGGGCGCGGTCGATCCACCGTGGATATTTTAATTCCATTCCGTCCAGTGCTTGCCGCTTCAGTTCGTCTCCGGTCGGCGCGGTGAAGTCGAATTCGGTTTGCATATCTCCTCCCGTCAGTTTCCATGCGAAAAGGGTTAATCTGGCCGCGTTGATGCAGAGGATAAACATCCCCTGCCATGCCAGACCAGAAACAATCCAGAGCCGTTCCCCTGTGGCGCTTGTCGCCGTCTCGAACCCATACGGCGTTGATGTCAGAACCCATGCGAGGCCGATAGAGCAACAACAGGCGGCGAAGAGGATAAGGGCGGTTGCCAGGGTGCGGCGGATTAGGGTGAGTAGGGTTTTCATGGTTTAATCTCCACGGCTTTTATCCATTCTGGACGGATTTTTCCACGGTATAAACGCCAGTTTTCAGGGTCGCCAAAGCTATTCAAAACATCATGAATCTCCGTCATTTTCTTGCACACTTGCAGCCAGTTCAAGACTTTGTGCCGCCATATTGAGGGTATTTCTACGGTCAGGCGCACGGCGCAACGGTCATATTTTACGTTGACTTGTCCATTCCAAGACTGTCGAAATTCAGGGTTGATAGTTACCCATTGAAAGCCGTCTCTGACTTCTTTCATGTTCAACGGGATACACCCTAACGTGATTCCCTCCTTTAAAATTGACGGCAACAAATGTCTTGCCGTGAAATGGTAAACGGTCATCATCATTCCTCCCTGTTCGTTGTGAAGTGGCAACCCTGCTCAATCCCGAACGCATCAACCCACGTTATCAGGTCGGCGCACTGTTTAAATGTGGGTCCATGTTTTTCTGTTCTTTATGTGATTTATCGTTCTGCGGGAAACTCCATAAATATAAGCTATGTGATTTTCGCTGTTCCCGAAATCTAACTTTTCCCTTATTTCTAAAACGTCGGATTCTGTTAGTTTAGAATTGACCACAGACTCACCCCTGTTCGGGTTGCATCTCCCCTTTTCTTTCTTGTCTGTATTGTTATCTTGCTGTGTTCCGACAAATAAATGTGAAGGCCGAACACACCTTGGATTGTCACACTTGTGCAATATGCACAAACCTTCTGGTATTCTTCCGAAACTAAACATCCAAGACAATCTATGCGCCTTGACCATTTTCCGATTAAATCTTATTTCGCCGTAACCATTAGGTCTTGAACCCGTCCACTCCCAACATCCATCACTTTTACTTACCTTCTCCCAAAACCTTTTACGGATGTCTCTTGTACCATAATGACCGAGACAAAATCTTCTACGCTCACCTGCTTTAATGCCTTGCTCCGTTCTCGTTTGTTTTGCTATTGATGTTTTTTTCCCACATCCGCATTCACATAAACCGTCCATGCTTTTTCTCCTCTGCTGAGCGCAGAAAAGCACAAGTACGCTCGCCATAAGGATATGGCCGGGGCTTCACAGCTACCCGATACTTGTGCTTGTTTAAACTCATATTGTTATCCTTTGTGCGAGCGAAATTAGTATAGCAAAACTCATCTTAAATTCAAATATTATTCTTCTCTATTCGATTTCCACTTAACTGATTTCTCTGACCCGAAAGCGTAGCAAAACTCAATCACGTCGTTCATTTCCGCTATGGTCATTTTTGAAGTGTGCGCCCCAATGACGACAAAACCCGTTCCGGTCAATCCTGGAATTACCTTCTGACCTTTGAGCGCGGCTGTTATCGCGTCCTTCCATTCCTCTTTCGCCAGCTTGACGCCATGCCATTCAACCTGCTCTGACAGCGCTGTGAGTAAATCCCACATGAGGCTATTTTGGGCTAAACTTCTTGTCGGCTCCGAAACGGTCACTATCCACCCGTCCGGCGCGCCAGATAGGATAAAGTAACTCGCCGCGCCTCTATCCTTTGGGGTTCTAAGTGCGTACGTCTTCTTCTCCATGAGGGTCATCCATCCCACTCGGCAAATGTTTTTGCATGTTTAGGAATCAGAAGCAACGCTTTTATCTTGTCGATTCTTTCCTTCATCCCATCACCTCATCCTTTGCGATATTCAAATTCTGTTCGGCTGTCCTTTAGTGCCAACAAGCCGGCGTCCCTTGCTTGTTCTGTGGCGTAACTTCGAGAAAATCGCCACTCGCTATAGCCTGAATCGTCAAATAACTTCATCCGATATTCGATGCGATATTTCTTTTTCATGTTTTAGACGCCGGTCATGGTCAAATAAACAGCGCCAGCCCCCAAAACCCATTCTCCCACAGCCTTACGCAGTTCTCTTTCTTCGCTCATCCCATCACCTCTTTCCGGCTTTCGCCTGACATTACACGGTTTATTCATCGTCTCGGTAACTAAACCCAAAGGCTCTCCAGTGTTCGCCATTAACAGCGTCTTTCCAACTCTTGACCCGTATAGCAAACCAATCGCTATTTGATATATCGACGTTAGCTATCCCCATCACGAAAGGTTTTTGCGGGCCATCTTTAGGGACGTGGCTACCGTCTGAGTATGATTGAAACTGATTCTGAACCACGACTGTCAAGTTTTCCGGCAGTTGTGTGATTCCTAACTCTTCATCGGCGGTATAGATAAGGACAATATCGCCAGTCTCCAATAGTTCACCCTTGGCGTCGTAGATCCCTGTGGCCAATCCGCACTGACAGAGTTTACATTTCCCCGAAAACACATTCATTTCATCCTCCAGTTATTTAAGTGCTTCCACTTTGCAGCCAAGCGCCTTGGCAATCTTCGCCAGCGTTCTCGGTGTCACCTTGCCGCCACGTTCCGCCTTCCCCGCTGTGCTGACGCATAGGCCAGCTTTGGCGGCGAGGGCTTCAATGGTTAAACCTTTTTTCTCGCGGAGTTTTTTCATTTTCTTCCTTTCTTGATTTCAACGAGCGGCACGAACCGACAAGCGGTTCAGCCTTGTGACGTTATGCCTCACAACCCTTACCGGTTGTGCAGTGCAGATAATGGTGGAAACTTTCATAGCAATCAGCTACGCGCAAATAATCCCGATAGCGTTGCTTGCTCCTCGTTAGCTTCTCAACCGGTGGCCGTGCAGGGCTATTCAGTGCCACATAGTCGATTCCGGCAGGAGTGACAACAAAGCAGTGCATATCTCCCATAAATGAGCGCGTCCCTTGGTCTTCCATCAACCCCTCGTCGGCCAGCGCCACGCAATCATCAAAGTCTTTTCCGTTCGGGCCGGTGGCAAAATGGTTGCGGTACTGATTCCCTTCACCGTATTTATTTAGGCCAAGAGAGTGCTGTAAAATGTGCAACTTGCTGTCCATAATCCATCCTTTCCAGGCATAACCACTGTTTTCAGCGGATCGCTGCGCTCACCGCTGAAACGCGGCCCGTTGATTTACTTTCCACAACTCTACCAAAAGACTTTACCCATTGCAAGCAAAAATACAGTTATTTTACAGTTATTTTTTGTAATAAAAAAGGACCGCCGGAGCAGTCCCTTTGTGGGGCGGGGGGATGATTTTACTTGTTGCACGCGGCCTTTAAATCTTCGATGAGGCGATTGACGGCACCATTAAACACGATAGCGGCGTCCTCCGTGGCCTTGATTTCTTCTTTGACATCATCACGGTACATTTTCGGTGCTTGGAAAAGTTGCATGTTCTCCGGCAACTCGGGGCAATAACTTGCAAAGTGGTTCCATTCCCGGTTAGGACAACATGCTAATTGAAATATCATTTGTTTTCGGTACTCTGTCGGAACAACGCCTTTAAAAATGTACTTAATATGGATCGCGGGGATCTTCCTTTTGAGTTCGACAATGCCGACGCTTCCTATAAGTCCGTCCGGCGACATACCCATAAAGTCATAAATCGGGTGTTGAACAAATGCTACCTGTTCAACGGTGTACCCCGTTTCAAACTCATAGCATAGTCTGGCTAATGGTTCGTCCTCGTTACCCCTTTCCATGTAGGCATTCTTAAATGTTTCCGTTTTACATCCGGTAAGGCGTTCACAGACAAGCTGCGCCATGTAATTATCGTAGCCTACTCCTTGCCCCTTCTGTTGAAAGTCTGTGGCCTTTGAAGCGGTGATGAGGCCGCACCGAAGGCGGTCCCATTCTTCGCTGCCTTGAAGGATTATTTCGCTCATAGCTTGCCCCGCTTCGCTTCAAGACCTGACTTCGCCTGAACGTATTTCGCTTTCGGAAGATCGCCAACTTTCGCTATTTTGTAGTAAGCGAGGAATTGGTTTTCCGGCTGTTTTACTTCCGTCATAAGGTCAAGGAGAACGTCAACTTCTTCATTGGTTATCAACTCGACTTCCGGCTCTTTCTTTGTCACGCCGTCACTATCTTGGTCGCATGACGCAAGTCCGGTTATGCCCAGAAGCGTGTAGCGTTCAAGGTAGCTTTTGGAACTGGCCCGCGCTTGTATGGCATTTTTGGCCCCGCCAGTATCAGGAGGACCGCCCATAGAAACGGACTCTGAATAGCCCAGTTCATGCCGGATAGTGCATGTCACTTCAATCCAATCCTTGTCGTCTCTGGTCAGTCTCCAAGAATGGCTGAGCCCGTGTTTTGAGAGCGCCGGGGTAATGGCATTCACTGCGGCGAAAAGATCGGCGTACTTCTTCCCCTTCAGCGGCCCGTCTGATACCGTTATGTTTTTGATGATCTGGACGGATTCTGCCTTGAAAGATGCAAACGCCTTGTTATAGGCTTTCCTGGCTTCGTTTTCCTCCCACCGCAACTGAAGGTCAAAAAGCTGCTGCATCTGCTCGATGCTGGCATTTGCCGCCTGCGCTCTCTCAATCAGGTGCATCGGCGTGACTGCCGCCATCTGTTTCTTCTCTTCGCTGACCACTTCTATTTCGTTCATACTCTTTCCTTTCATTGCAGGGGGTGGGATTAATCGGTTTCTGCGTTCGCGTTATGGTCGCAAGTGCGGCAGGGTTCGTCACTGTCTCTCTTGTTCCGGTGGACGCATACACAGCAGGGAAAATCAAAGTGGTTCTCTTGGCTGGCTGGCTCGAAATTGTCACGGGGAACAACGTAATCTTGAATGCTCATTTCTCCCTCTCTTTCCGCCAAAGGTGATCAGCAAACCAATCGGAAAACTTCGCGTTGCTCCCCGGTTCCTTGTAGGTGACAATCCAGCCGATTACCGCCAGGATAAAAATGAACATGAAGCCGTTAAAGAGCGGGGCGGTCATGGCGTGACCTTTGGTGGTTCGGGAAGGGGCATCCAGTGGGTAGGCTCGAAATAATCGCTATGGCAGAAAGTCGGCTCTCCTTCGTGTATCCAGTTGCCACGCGTATCTCTTTCCAGAACACCAAAAATATATCCTTCATCGGTATTTATCGCTAACAGACAGCTTCCATCTTCCGGTGCCGTTTCAATCGGTTGCCAGTTGGAGAATGAATCGACGATATTCATTAAATCGACAACCATGTCTCGGAGAGTTTCTGCTGACAACTTTTCCAGCGTTTCACGGTTTATCATCTCTCTTCCTCCTCGCGGCACTCAAGCCGCATTAGCGTGATTTTTCGAGTTCTGCGTAGATCATCTCTATGACTTTATCGCAATCCTTCACGATGTTGAAAATGTCGTAGCCTGCTACAAACACTTCTTCAATCTCCATATCCTCCGCAACTCCGTTCTCCGGCTCGGCGGGGGTGTATTCAAAGACGACTTCAAGCTCTACCCCGTTGATTTCGATGGTGCGGGTGCATTGGCTCATGGTAGGAGTTCCTTTGCTTGCTTGAGGGCAGCGCGGGCGCAGCGTAAAGGGTCGCCGTAATGAAGCTCGTATTTTTCCAGCGCCGCCACAAGTTTCTTGTTCACCTCTATCAGGCGAGCGGTGAGTTCTTTCTTTGTCTGGCATTCGAGTGCGGCAGTGGGGATACCGGAGCAGGCGTTCCAGCAGGCGATTATCCGGCGCTGATGCTCTTTTTCTTCCTGGGTCATTTCCCCGTTGTCTTTGCAGCAACCGCACCCCCAACGCACCACGGCAATCGCTTTGCCATCGGCGGTGATGCAATCCTCTCCACTTCCATCGGAATAACCAGCCTGTATCTTCATCTCTCTTCTCCTTCCCTTGATTACCCTGATTAGTGGCTCCGCTTGTGCTTCATGCGGGTGAGATTGCCAAGGTATTTCTTGTCGCGCTTCTTGGCTTTGATGCGCTGACGTTTGCCGGTGAAGGTGCGAGCGAAGTTGACGCCAGACATTCTCGACGCAGATGGTGTCTGATACGGTGCGCCCTGTTGTTCCTTCATTTCTTTGACGTTGGCATTTACAGACGACGCCATAGCCATGGCCGCCGCCAAGATCGAACGAAATCCTGTGTTCCGTACTGTTGCGTTCATCTCTGCCTCCTGTGAGTTGATTGCCCTGCGATTGATTCCAGTTACTTCCCGATGCTTTCGAGGTACTTAATAACTGCCCTGCGGATGAAGCCGACAAGAGAAATCCCCTCTGCCGTTGCCGCCTCCTTCGCCCTTTTGTGCAATTCCTTTGGCCATGTGATTTGATAAACTTGCAATCGTGTTCACCTCGCTTTCGTTGTGTTTTGTAATACTCTAGCGGTGCGTAGATAATAAGTCAACCATAAAAATGTAATAATTCGCGCTGGCCACTTTTTCTTTTCCCCGCTGTATTTTCCCCCTTGCATTCTGTGGTTGGGTTTTGCTATAGTGGGGTTGCGACGGTAAGACGACAAAAGGAAGTGACTATATGACAACCCACAAACTTACTCAATCCCCAGACTCTTCCTTTTGCCTTGCCGTCGCACGTGAGACAAACAGTCGTACTCTGGGGATGTTTTTCATTTAGCGGCCCTGTTCTTCCGTCTGTTGACGTGAGGCGGGGCTTTTGTTTTAAACGATTGCCGTTAGTTGTGACGGCGGGGCAATCGTAACGTAAAGCCGATACCGTTGGACTCCACGAATCGGCAGGGAGAGAGCAAGACTAGATCCCGTGGAACTACCGGCGCACTGGCTGGTTAGGTCTGGTTGAATCCGCTCCATAGTGTAGGTGAGCGGGGCGCTCATTCGGGGTTCTGTCCGAAAGAACAGAGTGGCTTGATTGAGCGATGCTCTTATACCGGCTTGTTGCTGGGACTAAGAGTATTGCACCCAAAGCAGGGATCGAACCGAAGAACAGAAGGTTTGAATCTAAAGGAGGTTAAGGGTATGGGAAAAGAAAACGAGTTTGACAGGATGTTGCGGAAGGCAAATAAGAAGGGCTGGTCTGTTCCAAACGAAAACAATTCCTTCGACGATGGTGTCTGGCTCCGGTACTGGCAAGGAATGGAGGCTTATTCGCAAGGCCGATGCACCGGAAGACCTGTCCCCCCACACCGTAGCGGCGGCGGTCAACGGTTTTAGTTTTCAGCGAAGGAAAGGAGGAAGAGGATGGAAAGTGTATTCGTTGTTTTAATGCGGCGGTGGGGGAACGTGGAGGGGCACTCTTATATCAAGGGCGTTTACCCTCAAATTAAATTAGCACAAGAGGCAGGGGAAGAAGAGACAGATTTTCGCGGGGGAAAGTATTCTTACCAGGTTTTCAAGTGTTTATTCGCCAATATCGAAAAGGTGTCTGATACATGTGAACCACAATTCACACAAAAAGAGCCCGCCAGGGGAGAGACCCGACAGGCTTAGAAGGAAAGAGGGTTACAGGGTAACGGATGTTTAGGGGAGAGTCAAGAAAGTCCGCCCGCACTTGGCTGATGGGCGTTCTAGTGGAGGATGGAAAAATGTTCAATATTGGCGATAAGGTGAAATGGGAAAGTCAGGCAAGTGGAATCACGACAACAAAAAGAGGGGAAGTAGCCGCTATCGTCCCTTCTGGATACGATCCACGGCGGATTGAGTTCCTTAAACGTAATGGACTTGAAAATTTATCGCGGCGGTTCGATGGTTGGCCGAGAAATGAAAAGAGCTATCTTGTGACTGTTCGCGGTGGGAAAACTGAGAGGTCATCTTTTGTTGTTTACTGGCCCCGCGCAAATTCTCTAAAGATTGATGACTAACCGCCTCTCAGCGTTGAGGCATAACAACTAACCATGCCACAACAAAAGCCCTGCCATGCGCGGGGCTTTTTATTTATTCTCTCCCCACTTTTTGAGGCTAGTTTTGTCTGCGTTACAACTATCAAGCGCCCCCGCAACTTCCACTAGCCTATCCTCAATGAGATAGCCGATAGTGTTGCCGGTCTTCGGTGGCAACGGCGTCGGCGCTACCAAGTTTGGCGGCAACGGCTCACGGACGTAACGAATATCGACCTTGCACTTATGGCAGCCGGTCAAGATAATCGTCAGGAAGAATATGGCTGTAGCACTCTTGATTCGCAAGGGAAAGCTCCTTCCGTAGTTTTTTGATATCGTCACCCTGCTTGCGGATCTCTGCGGCATGAATTGCCCGTTGCTGCTCAATTTGCTCGAACAACGCGGCGTCCTGTGCCTTCTGCAAGTTCATGGCGGCGACTTCTCCATTCACTTTTACCAGTTCTGCGGCCTGTGCGCCATTCTGACGGCTTAACTCGGCACGGTCTGACAAGACACCTTTAAACCAGATACCGGCAGAGAGAACGGCAAGGACGGCGGCTACCACTCCGATTAAGCGCCACGGGATAGGGAATGGGATCATCGTCTTGACCTCACAAACGCTTCGAGGGATAAGCTGCCATTCTTGACCGATCTGGTTTTCATAAATACCCCGTTTCCTTCCCGCTGGCTTCCTTTGTTGTCTGACGATGTATTGCCCTCACAGGTGCGGAAAGTCTTGACGTTCACCTGTTCTACCACTAGAGCAGCGTGGCCGTTCCAGTTTTTATTCCCCGCTACTTTGCTGTGAGAGAAAATCATAATATCGCCAGCCTTTGCCTTGTTGATCCCCCACGCAATGTCGTCTGCGTCAAAGGTTTCATAACGAAAGTCGTTGGTCTGCACCTGTTCCAGAAACATCAAA